AACGCTTAATTTTTATTTTTATACGGGGGCTTCGGCTCCCTTTTTTCTTATGGCTACCACAACTATTGACACCGATACCGAACTATCCGCAGTGAACTCTATACTGGGTAGCATAGGTCAATCACCACAGACTACTTTAAACTTTGACAACCCAGAAGTTGCTGTAATATTTAATTTACTTAGAGACTCTAACGTTGACACACAGGCAGAAGGCTGGCATTTTAACACAGAGTATCATGTAAAGTTTACACCAGACGCAAATAAAAAGATTGCAATAGGTAATGACATACTTTCTATGGACTTACACGATAACCAAGCTCGTAGACACCACGATCTCGTACGTCGTAATGGATTTTTGTATGACAAGATAGATCATACAGATGAGTTTGATGGCGACGTAGATCTAGATGTTGTCAGACTATATGCTTTTGAAGATCTACCAATTACATTTAGAAGATACATTACATACAGAGCTTCTAGATTAGCAGCTACACAGCTTGTATCAAACCCTAATCTTGTAAAACTATTAACACAGCAAGAAGGTTTAGCACGAGCAGCTCTCATGGAGTACGAGTGTAATCAGGGAGATCACAGCATGATGGGATTCCCAGAAGGCACTGCATATCAAACTTACCAACCTTGGAGAAACCTTAGACGATAATGGCAAGCGTAACACAAACTATACCTCAGTTCTCATTAGGCATGTCAGAACAGCCTGACAACCTAAAGTTTCCCGGCCAAGTCACAGAAATAGTAAACGCTATACCAGACGTTACCAGAGGACTGTTCAAAAGACCGGGTGCTAAAAGAATCGGAACCGACGCACTTACTAATGTACAAAGTGGTGGGTCTTGGTTTCATTACTTTCGTGATGAGACAGAGGGATCTTACATAGGACAAGTAGCAGCTGACGGTCAGGTACGTGTATGGCGTTGTAGTGACGGTACACAGATGACCACAAGCTACACACATGATGGCACTAATCATCAAACAACAGTAACAAACTATCTAGCAACAAGTGACCCAGAAAACCTACAGTTCCTTACTATCAATGATACTACATTTGTTTCAAGTAGGGACTCTACTAATTCTAATACTTTAGTTGGATCTACAGGCACAACACAAGCTACTCCAGATCCACATTTTGCAATGGTAGAGTTACTACGAACAGAAAACGGAAGACAATATGGACTTGATATATTTGACAGTGCTACTGTTACAAACCTCAGTCGTGCTACACGTGTTAAAATACAAAGCGATACTTTGGATGAGTCTGATGGTACAGGTACTTGCCCCGGTATTGGAACGCAAGTATTTAGTGTCGATGACGGATCAAAGAAAAACTTAATATTTAGAATTGACATCCTAGGTCAACAAGGTGTTAGCCCTAACTATCGAAACAACTCTGATAATGATGGCCCAGAAGGTGACAACTATAGATGTAGTTACCAACGTGATATAACTTTACTTCATGGTGGTGAAGGTTGGGCAGTAGGTGACACCGTAACTGTAACTCTAGACTCAGCTCAAGGTGGTGCAGCTGGTGGTAACAATGCTACTTATACTGTACGTGTAGAGGAGATAGAAACTACACAGATAAATGCTACGGTATTTGGTGGCTCAAATGGTAATGGACTTATTAGACCTGAGCCTACACCTTTTGATGCAGAAACAGCAGTAACAGCCGACACAATTATTGGAGGTATACTGCAAGAACTACCTAGTGGTATAACTGCTAAAGTAATAGGTAATGGTATATATCTATCAAGTAATAACTCATTTGTTGTCAATGTTGTTGAAAGTGACTTGATGAGAGTTATGCAAACTTCTGTAAACGATGTACAAGGATTGCCTAACCAATGTAAACATGGATATATAGTTAAAGTGTCTAACGCTCTAAGAGCAGAAGAAGATGACTACTATTTAAAGTTTGAAGGTCAAAACGATAAAGATGGTAATGGCTCTTGGGTCGAGTGTGCAAAGCCGGGTATAGCTAAAACCCTAACTAACATGCCACTTGTAATACAGCGTACAGCTGCAACAACATTTACAGTTAGACCATTTGAGTATTTTGATAGAACTGTTGGGGATGACTTTACTAACCCACTACCCTCATTTGTTGGTGGTAGAATAAATAAAGTATTGTTCTTTCGTAACAGACTAGCTTTTTTATCTGGTGAAAATGTCATAACATCTAGACCGGGTACGTTAGGTAAACCTGACTTCTTTATTGAAACAGCTCTTACAGTATCAACATCTGACCCTGTAGATATATCAGCTGCATCTATGTTTCCATCTGACTTGTTTGATGGTATAGAAATCAATGCTGGTTTACTTGTATTTAGTACAAACCAACAATTCTTACTGGCATCAGATGATACGGTATTTAACCCTGACACAGCTAAACTAAGAAGCATAGCTACGTTTAATTACAACAAAGATATGCCTCCTATATCTTTAGGCACAACTATTGCTTACTTAGATAACTCTGGTAAGTTTAGTAGGTTTAATGAAATGGCTAACTCTGCTCGAGAAGGCGAGCCTAATATTTTAGAAGTTAGTAAAATTGTGCCTACACTAATACCAAAAGATGTAGACTTAATGACGAACTCTAGAGAAAACTCTATTGTATTGATTGGTAAAACCGGAAGCGATACTGTATTTGGTTACAAGTACTTCCAGACCGCAGAAAAAAGACAACAGGCTGCATGGTTTAAATGGAAACTTAATAACCCATTGACATATCATTTTATTATCAATGATGAGTATTTCTTTCTAGATAGTGACTATTATCTACAAAGTATAAAATTAGTGCAGTCTACAACAGACCCTAGTATTGTACAAGATAATGTCGACTTCTTATTACATGTGGATAATCATACTACTGTTAGCGGCGGCAGCTTTAACTCAACTACGAATATAACTACCTTTACTGGTGTTAGTTGGTTAAGTACAGTTACCACTCCTAATCACGATTTAGTTGTGATTGACACAAACACTAACTCAGCACGAGTTGGTCGATACGCCAAGCCTACAATCTCAGGCACGACTCTTACCTTACCCGGTGACTGGTCAGGCGTAACACTTACTATAGGCTATATCTATCCATACGAAGTTAAGCTTCCAACAATATACCCTACTAGAGCTCAAGGTTCTGCATCTGCTGCTGATGTAAATGCGTCTCTAGTTCTACATAGAGTCAAGTTTCACTTTGGTAAGATAGGTCTATACGAAACTACGTTAGAACGTGTAGGTAAAAATGATTACACAGAAATCTACGAATCAACAGAACTGGACGAGTACGACGCATCTGATGCACCATATCTCGAAGAGTCTATCAAAACTGTCCCAGTCTACGAAAAAAACACAAACGTTGAGATAACACTCAAATCATCACACCCTGCTCCAGCTACGCTTAGATCGTTGTCTTGGGAAGGGGATTACTCACCCAAATATTACAAACGTGTATAACATACAACTCACAGAAACAGAACTCAGATACTTCTATTGGAGAATGAAAACCAACAGATGGTATGAGAGATACGTCCAGAAAGGTATGAAACAGATGCCTTGGGAACCTTGGATGGCAGATACGATTGAAAAGCTAGAACCAATATATAAGAATTTATGAGTAAATATATTCACCCAATCACAGTAAAGGCTGCCATGGAGGTGGCCTCTAATCTACGTCCAGAAGACCGCAGAGAAGTCGAAGAGGGACATGGGCTGGATCCTATGATCTACCTCCCTCTTATGGCTCACAACCCATCCTGTGTGTATTTCACGTCGCCTAGCGGCAAGACTGCTGGTATGGCAGGCGTAGGAAAAGACGGAGATATCTGGATGCTTTGCACTCCAGTAATCGAAGAAGGGCCAATGCTATTTGTCAGAGAAGCTAAACGGTGGGTCGATAGCCGTAAAGAAAAGCTACTTTGGAATATCGTTGATAGTCGAAACAAAGCACATTTAAAACTGCTGAAGTTTCTTGGTTTCAAATTTTTACGTAAGTTAAAATATGGGCCAAACAATGTAACATTTATAGAATTTTGCCGTGTGCGTAGATGCTAATAGAGGAGCTCGTGAAGCTGCTCGACAACGAAGAAAAGAAAAAGACTTTGCCTATGCCCAAGAGGGACTCAAGTTTTTCAACAGAGAAGCTAATTATGAAAAAACGTTAGATGCAAACGTTATAGGCTATAGTCGATCAATAAGTGATGCTTACTCCAAAGCTTTGTATACACAAGCTAAGGGTAGAAAAGAACTAGAAAATGCTACTAAATTGTATTTTTCTAAAAAATCTGCTAATGAAGGCGGTCGATCTCGTAGGTTTGGGCTGAAGCAATATCAAGCTCTACTACAAGCTAAGGCTGAAGTACAAGGTATCAACCGTACTAACTTTGGTAGGAATATGGCAGTTGCTCAAGAAGGTGCTAGAAGGCAGTTCCAAAATGCCAATGCTCAAGCACGAGAGGATTTAGGATTACCACCAATATATGGTATGCCAGTTATGATGCCACCTAAAGATAGACTTACAGGTGCGATACAAGTGATTCAAACTGGGGTTGCGTTAGCTGCACCATTTATACCCGGTGGATCATTTAACCCAACAGGTGCTGGAATATTTAATTTTAGTGGTGTAGGATCTGGTACAACATCAGATAGAAGATTAAAAGAAAATATTAAACAAGTTGGTGTATCACCTCAAGGTTATAAGATCTATGAGTTCAACTACATAGGTGGGGATGTAAGATTCCGTGGAGCTATGGCTCAGGATGTACTAATGAAGAACCCAATGGCTGTAGGTATAGATCAAAACCACTTAACTGTTGATTATCGTAAGATAGACGTAGCTATGGAGGTCGTATGACATCATCATTTGGAACGGTCGTCGGTACACCACGTGACGACCTACCCGATATTTCGGATACTAATTACCAAAACACGTCGCCTAACCTAGCTACCTCCATAAATAAGGAGATAGATAGAGTTACTGAGGACGCTAGAGTACAATCCCAGTACTTACAAAGAATACTAGAAGCACAGAAACAGCCGATAGATAGACTAAAGCAACTAGCTGACTTTTCTAAAACAGCAGTAGAGTTTGCTGATGTTCTTCAAAAAGCAAAACAAGTTAGAGAATTTAACGCTGATGCAATAGACGAGTTAGATGAAGCTAAAGCTGCACTTCAAAAAAGAAAAGAAAATAATTTACTAAATATCGAAGCTCAATCTGATGGTGATCTTCTAGCTGAAAATGATGGAATTGCTACAGACTTATTTCTTGCTTCTTCCGAAGTGGACGAAGGAGAAAAAGGTAATCTAAGAAAAATAGGTAGAGAATACTTACCAAAAACATTTGCTGGTGCAACCAACTGGAGATCAGATAATGGTTTTGATGGTACTATTACTAAGCTAGAAGGTATTAATATTTATGAAACATCAGAAGAGTTACTTGGTATATCTATTCTGTACCAGTACGAAAAAGCTGGTATAAATATAAATAGTCAGGCATTTAAAAGAGAGTGGATAAATAAAATATATCCAGAAATAGTTAAAGAAAAAGACAAAGCCATTCTTAATCTTGAAACTAGACTAAGATACAATCAAGAAAAGATACTACTAAAGAAAACATCTAACGATATAACTCTAGGTATAGAATCTTCTAAAGATAAAACAGTAAATGGTGTGCTTGTAGAAGGTACTCCTTATGATACTAGAGATACTATTAATAGAATCAAAACAAGATACAACCTTCCAAATGATTCTAAAGGTGATAGAGCAGCAATAATTCATTTTTTTAAAACTGTACAGGATAGTGTTAAAAATAAGGATGGTAAATTTGATGCCGATGATTTAGAGTATCTAGAGAACGAAGCTTTATTTTTTGATAAAAGTCAAAATAAGCTAGTAGTCTTTGATGATCTAAGAATAGGTGACGGTTCATTGCAAGAAAATATTAGAGTAGATAATGCAGAAGCAATAAAAGGTGCACGACCTGACATTGCAGCTCTTGAAAAAGCTCGATATGATAACTTTATTAGTAAGCATTATGAGCCAATGTACAAAGAAGCTGACATAGCTAATGGTGGTACATTCTCAACAGAGCAATCCATTCAGCTTAGAACAGCTTGGGAAACAGGAGGATATGGTGATCCAGAAACGTTCCCTGTAGATCTACTAAATGTAGAAAGCAAAAACTATACAAGCAACGGCTTTGGACAACAACAGTTTGGAAAAACTAATTCAACAACACTACCCGGTATAAGTGACCCGTTAATTATAACAGCTGTAAAAGATTTAGAAAACGGATATCTAGCAGAATTAAATAAAGACGTTCCACAGGGTGAACCAAAGATTACTATAAACGGCTTAGATGCTGTACAAAGAGACATTCTTGACAGAGCAAAAGGTGAACTTATAGAATCTTTAAGAGAAGAAAAAGCTATCACTGGTAGCTTTACTAGCACAACTGTAAGAGATCGAGTTGCGGCAGAGCTAGCTAATATTGACGCTGGTAATTATGACCCCAAAGACTACGGTACACAAAATGCACGTATAGAAAACTTTGAAGCGTATGGTAACAAAGTAAAAGAAAACAGAAACATTTTAGATGGTAAGGAATACATAGGCGTTTACGAAAAAGGTGCTTTAGGCGAAGGTCTAGATGCCTTGATAAATGGCCGGCGAATACCACAGTACTGGATTAATGTAGCAAAACAAACAGGAGATGATGCTACTGCGTTGTTAATGAGAAGACTGATAGCTACAGGTGGTTATAATGAAAAAACCAAGCAGTTCTTACTTGACAAAACTCATTATAAATTAACTGAAGAAGAACGTGAGCTTATAGATCGCAACCCATCAATCAATAAATCAATCGCTTTATTCTATACCAAAAAGACTAAAGGTCAAGTAGCAGATCTAATGGATAGTGTTAGACCTGTGATTATGGTAGATGGTAAGCCACAACCAGTAGGTGACGATCACTATTTACGAGATAACGGACAAAGAGTTTTTACAGGAACTAACGGAACCTCTATGTCTATAAATAGATTTATCGACGGAAGAGGTTTTTATCAAATAGGACGCTACGGATTTAGTCAGCAAGACCTAAAAGATATTAAGGCTTACGTATTATCTAAGGAAACCGAAGGCGGCAGTCGTCTTATAGATCTTGATGGTGACTTTGATGAGAATACACAAACTCAAGCTCTTGCTATTTTATGGAAACTAAGAGTTGAACAAAAGAACGGTACACGTGGTTTCGTAATTGGTGATGCTCAAACTGGTACTCATAAAATGCCTAACTTTAGTGAAAAAGATATTGATTTATTAAATGAAATATTTCCAAAGTTAAAAGATGCAGACTTTTTTGCACATTGGGCATCACATTCTGATGACCTAAACAACATGTTTCTCAGTGACAAAGAGGTTAAACAAGAAGCTATAGCTGAACGACAAAACTCTATTATTACTACAGATATGGTATCTGAGTTTATTACCAATAATAGAGATAATAAGAACAATAAATTTAAAGCTAAGGTTGACGGTAAATTTGTTAACTTTAGAAAAGAAGATGGTACACTTATATCAGATATTAAGTTCAGTGATCTTAACAGAGCAGCACAGCTTGAAATACTCGATTCACAGGGTCTTAAGTTTAAGACATTTGGTGATTCAACTCAAATTGTAGAAAAACGTAAACCAACATCAACGAAAGGGAGAAGATAATGAGTCAAAAGTTTGAGGTAGAACTAGAGGACAACACAATAGATGACCTTACACAACAGGCTCAAAATTTGTCCGACTCCTACAACCGAAGACGGGAAGAAGAAGCTAATCGAAAAAAGCAAATAGAAGAAGAGCAGCAACAAGCTGAGGATGTACAGTTTGACCCACGTAACGCAGATACATGGGGTGCAAAAGCCTTTATTAAAGAAGGTCAATCAATTTTATCAGGCGGGTTACAAGACACCGCCTCTTCTTTAGCAACATTTCCAGAGCGTACAATAGATGCGTTATCTGGTGCGATGCAAAGAGAACGTCAAATGACAGGAGAATACAGGCCAGATTGGACACCGTTCAATGGTTATGATAATCCTATAGAAACTAAAACATGGTGGGGCAAGCAACTAAGAGGTCTAGTGCATTTTGGATCTCTTGCAGCTGGTACAATACTAGCAGCAAAAGGTGCAGCCGCAACTGGAATAGTTACAGTACCAGCAAGTCTAGCTGGTCTAGCTAGCAGCAGTGTGTTACGAGGTGCAGCAGTTGGTGCTGTATCTGACCTTATATCTAAAGAGTCAGATGAGCAGAACGCTTTAGCTGCATTACGTGACAGATATGGTTGGATTGACACACCATTATCTACAAAAGATACTGACCATCCTATTATGATGAAACTCAAAAACATCGTAGAAGGTATGGGTATCGGTATAATATTTGATGGTGTAGCGTATGCACTTAAAAAAGGTGGTGATACAGCTATAACACAGATAACAAAAAGAAACAAAAGCTTACAGGATCAGTCCTTACAGGCTGGACTTGCACAGCTCCGAAAAGGAGAAGCTGAGTTTAGAGCTGACAAAAACGCACCATTTGCAGAACCACACCAAGGGGCACATGTATCAGAGGTCGACCCAGAAGTAGCTCGCCAACAGTTATCCAAAACACGTACAGATTGGGGCTCAGAGGACGGTTCAACAGGATCCGTTACAACACCCATAGAACGAGAAAGGATAGCCTTAGAAGGCGGTACAGACGACGCACAGGTTGAAAGAATCATGCGTACTTTAATGAGTAGCGAAAAGTTTGCAAAAGAACTAGAAGCTGCAAAAGGTGATAGAAAAAAACTAGCATCATTATATAGAGAGTCTATCGAAGCACATCAACGTATTACACAAAACAGAAATCCTATTGAGATGTCTCCAGAAGAGTATCTAAAAGAACTGTTTGAAACCAATGACGTTATTGATGGTATCGAAGTATGGACATCTAAAAACGTAGCCGTAGCTGACCTAGTAGTAGGAACATTGCTAAAGCAGCTACGTGATACAGGTATTGCTGGTAGAGAAATAGCTGACCTAGTTGATCTAGGAGCTGTAGACGGCCCTGCTAAACAGATAGTTGATACTATGCTAACTGCACTATATCAGACTAAAAAAGCAAGGTTTGTTAAGTCAGACTCATTTAGAGCATTAGGTGTAGGTAAAAAGAGAAAGGCAGCACTAGAAGAAGTAGTTACAAAAGACGTTGCAGATACTAGAGATCAAATCCAAACTATTCTAAACATTGCAAAAGATGATAAGAATGATGATCTGCTAAACGCTTTGTTTGAAGCTTTTTCTATGATGAAAGATATACAGAGTCTTGATGACTTTGATAACTGGGCAAAGAAAGTACTCAAAGGTGGTAAGATAGATCCTAACGGCCCAGACCGTACAGGTGTTCTTATACGTGAGCTAGAAGGTGTAATGACTAACAGTATACTATCTGGCCCTAAAACACC